TGGCATAAAACTCCTCCAGAGTATTGCGGGAGGTGTGTCCGTGAAATGTCCTCATTGTAAAATCGGACCTATGATCGCCAAACCCTTTGGCTATTACCAATGTAGACTTGTAGACCTGAAGTTCATTCCTTTAGACATTGATACAAGTTTATTCAATCCGAAGTGCCTGCTTTCGCAAAAACTAGGCTAAATGTTACACATCTTGGGTAACTAATTCTTAAACCGTCGTTGTCGGTGGAAAGGTGAAGAAGATAAGAAGTGATGTGGAATAATCACTAACAGGGTGGTCTTAGATTCTGAGGGGTGTGTGGCGATGCAAGAGCATGGGGTGGAAGTCTTATAGACCACCACCAACCCCAATTGCTTTATGGCCCGAAGCAATATGCCTTCAAAAAGCAATAAGAAATCGAATCCAACAGTTACTCGACTTGCGTTCGAGTGTTCTGGAGGAGCGACAGAATTCATTGACGTCGGAATGGCGTTAAGTATTCTGAACAGAAAGTTTTTCAGAGCTGGATTATATTATTATATCAATTCAGTAGAAGTCTACAATAACGAAACTGGTGTTGTGGATCTTCATACGTTGCAGGATTCTTGGGTTACAAGGAATGCGCATAAGAGAGGAGAAGCTCTATTCGATAAAATGAATAGTTTAGCAGATGCTCCAATGTCAATGGTTGGAACACCAAAATATCACGATTTTAAAGTGTATATGTCCGATTTACATCGTTCTACTGGCTCTAAAGAACCAGTAACACACGGTATAAATGCTGCTTATTCCGTGGGAGGAATGACACCCAATGATTGGGATTACAGTCAATTTGTATCCGCCGATGATGATGGCGATGCAACTCAAGAAGCCGATAATTTCTTTGTCCATATGATAGGACCGCATTCTGGTACTTCCGCTGATTGGACATCTATCGGATTAGTCAAGTCTTACGGGGATTCCAGACACCAACCGGTGTATAGTAATCCTTCACTGCCAACTGAGGCAGCCGAGGACCCTATGCTGAATATTTTTGATTATTCTTCAGAGGAACAATTGAATGATATCATTACCAATTTAGATTCGGATAATGATTCACCACCTTATGATCTCGATTATTATGTTGGAGAGTCATCCAGTGCTATGCAACAAGTTGCTAGAATTGGAACAGAAATCGGAGTAGGTCGAGTAGGCCGTTCCTCCGGATTTTGTGCGCCGTTTGGTCTCATTTGCGTTGACCCACACGGTGTTAGTACCGCCTTCAGAGTAGTTGTAAATCTTGCAACTGGAAATTATAAAGGCGTTTATGCGGAGAGTGCTTAAGATGAATCCGCCTATTGAAACGGAGACAGTATTAGCTACTGCGAAGGTTGCTACTGCTTTAGACCATCTCAAGAATAATCGAATAGAATACTTGATGGTATTATTAATCAGTCATTTCTTTGGAATTACTGATATCGTAATTAGCCAGGTAAACGGAGTGTGCTTCTAATGGCTTACAATTATGGAATAATCTTTAAACTCGATAAGAACAAAGTGCGTTATCGTTATACTGATAAAAAGAAGTCTACTAAAACTTTAGTATATGCTTCTTCAAAAAAACCTGTTAAGCGTACTCGTGGCGATTCAGCCCGATTTAGTACTACTAAAAAGAGATGAAAATAATGATTAAGTATTTTTGTTGCAAATGTCAGTCTGTAGACATTGGTGGCTTTTATCTCGATGATTTGAAAATGACACATTGTATTTGCCCATGTGGCCATGAGTGGGTGGAATAATGACACCACGAGATGAATGGCTTCTGATGTCGAACATGCTTTTGCCGCCTGTTTACGCTTCAGAGACTGCCGAAGGATCCGCTAGAGATCATGCTCAATATAATTTAGATCTTGCTAAAAACATACAATTGACTAGAAGGGCCGTAACAATGGGAATTGCATTGTCAGCACTTGATGGCCCACTCCCTGTAATGGATATCGTCGCATTTGCCGGTGTGTCCATTTATACCACAGTGTTATGGGGTAAATTCTACTTAGATTATTACTAATCTTCATATACCGTGTGTATACACCTGTACACATGGCGAGCCTGTATATGAGGATTAAAAAAGACGGAAAGTGGATAATGGAACCTATTGCGGTTCAATTTGACATGCATGTGATGAAATCACTACGTCAAGAATGTGAATGCGGACGGTGTGTCGCATGATACTTGGATTCTATCTTGATAACAGACGACTGTACTGTAACCAGTGCTGGCCAATGGACTGCAATTGTAGGTTGTCAGAATGACATTCTATTCATGCCTTAATTGTGGAGCAACTCATAGATATGATCGCTCCTGGCATAAAACTCCTCCAGAGTATTGCGGGAGGTGTGTCCGTGAAATGTCCTCATTGTAAAATCGGACCTATGATCGCCAAACCCTTTGGCTATTACCAATGTAGACTTGTAGACCTGAAGTTCATT